GCAAAGGCAAAGCCTTTGTCCTCCAGGAGCGGGATAACACCAGGACCAAATACACCGTTCATAATATCAGCATATTCCTCAACAACTTCGTCTACAGGCTGATTGAAGAATTCTTCGTTGAAAGCCTTTACAAAGTATTCCTTGACAAGACCTTGAATACCAGAGACAACAACCTTGTGGTCATATCCTGCTGACTTAAATCGAGTATCAGAACGAGCAGTCATATTACTCTCAAGTACCTGCATATTCTTAGGGTACATGAATGGGTGTCCCACCTTATAATTATCTGTCACTAGCAATGGATTCATATTAAATCTCCTTTACAAAAGCCTTAACGGCTGGGTTAGTGTTATACAAGAACTTACAGTAGATATTGTCGTACATTTCCTTGAGCTTGTCAATGCCTGCTGTGAAGAAACCGTGGGTTACATACAACGAAAGCTTGATGTCTGGGTTGACTTCCCTGATGGATTCAGCAGCTTTGATGAAGGTCATCCAGCCATCACAGAGGTCGTCTACAATACAAGCGTTTTCAATCTGTGATTTATCGAAACCTGCAGGGAGGGCAATTTTAATCCCACTTTCAGTTCGGACTTTATCTAGTACAACATAATTTACACCTAGGCACTCTGCAACAGAAGATACCTTCCCAGCACTACCTTTATCAGGTCCAATTAGTAGATCAAAACGAGGTAGCTTCATTGTACAAACATACTGTCTTACATTCATTAGATTGTTAGCTTTGTAATTCTCAGAATGTAAATCATATGTCCTGATGGTAACACCAGATGTACTTAGCATATCAATAAGAACCTTAGAAGCAAAGCTTTCACCAGGGTGGCATACTCGGTCTTGTCTACTGTACGGAAGGTATGGAATTTCTAGCAGAATCTGATGCTTCTTAAACCCAATATTTTCAAGAGCATTAATTAGATTAAGAGCACAAAAGATGTCATCATTGCATGAAAACATTACCTCTACAATTGCGTAATCGTTAGCACTAGTGGAGATAGGATTCACCAACTGGACACCTACCTCGCCTGTAGGAAACTTCCAAAGTTTTACTTCTTGCTCCACCTGATTAATAAAAACTTTTACTGACATATTTATCCTTTATTCTTTATCTTCACCAAAACCATTTAATCGAAAGTTTTCAATATCTCGTTTGATTACAGAAGGGTGTCGTTCGTAATCAATCTCAGCTTTTTCTCCTGTAAAGGTTGACCCTTCGTATCGAAAGGCCATTCCTTCGGTGATTAGGACTAGGTGCATTAGTCTTCTCCTTCGTTGTCTTCAATGCTTGAAGTGTAGTCTAAGGTTGGAGGGTTGTCAAGTCCTCTTTGAGGTTTAGTGAACTTCCTTCCAACTGACCCCGACCTTACCTTCCCCTGCCAGAGGAACCTTTAACTTCAGGAACTCTCCAGCCTTCTGAATAGCCTTCTCGATCATTTCTGAAACCTCCTGAGCAATCTCTGTGCTGCATTCATACTCTAGTTCATCGTGGAAGTATCCAATCCGTCTAACGATATAGCCCTTGTAACTGTAATATGGTCTGCGTTTAGCATCCCACTGCATCTTACCAAGCCACTTATCCATAAACAATCCAGCGTAATCCATTGTGATACCTCCACAACTTTGAAAGATTGTATTAAGTAATGCTGACTTCTTCCGAGTAAGTAAGATTCTACCGTCAATCGCAGGGAGGAATTTCTTCTTGCCTGTGGAATCCCAATACTTTTCAAGAGCGTCTTTCAATTGCTTGGTTCCTGGGTTAGCTTCCCAGAATGAATCTAGAGCCACCTTGCCATACTTTTCTGGAATCTTCAGTGTACTGGCAACCTTTGGTGCGCCAGCACCATACATAATTGCGTAGTACCCGTTCTTACTCGGATTACGATATGCCTTCCAGCGAGGATCTTCCTTATCAAAGTCCTTTGAGTTGTATAACTCTGCAACCTCTTGGTGGATATCCTTATAGAAAGCATAAGCATTCTTTGAGTGAACGTCTCCCTTCAATAGTTCATCTGCAGTAGCTCCGTTGTCATACTTATAGCAATAGTGCCCTTGGACTCTACCCTCTAGGGCGGCAGCGTCTCCAGCAGCAATAAGTGTACCTTCCTCTGCAATCCACAGCGATCTAAACTCACCTCCAAGGAGGACTTTAGGATCAGCTTTAGGGACGTTTACAACCACCTTATGCTTCTGGCGGTGTGTAGATGCAATGCCAGTCCTCCCAGCCCCCACACGCCCATCATAGGCTAGCCTGGGGTTGTCCATCCAGCCCTGGAGCACAGATTGACGATTGCGCAGGGACAGCCACTTAACAACTTGCTTGACTAGTGGACCTTCCATCTGTTCAAGGTTTGGACACAGTTTCCCAGCTTCTTGAATCTTAGGAGTAGTTGGAATCAGTTTGCGAGTCGTAAGATCCCGAACAGGCTTACCATCTGGGCCTCTCTTATAGTTAAACAAAGTAGGAACCCATCCTGACTCTAGGAAATAATCCTTCATCTGATCTTGGTTTGCCATTTGCATTGGAAGCTTCATGCTAATCAAGAAACCAGACTGGATCTTGTACTTAGTATTATAGACTGTTACGTGCAACCCATCTTCACTTACAACACCTTTGTGTTTTTCAATCCACTTGAGCATTGTAGCTGAGAGCGTCCCATCTTGCTTGAAAGGTTTAGCTGGCATGGAGTATTCTTTTTCTTCAGTCTTCTTTAGAGATCGTGGTGGCAACTGTGGCTCAACACTTTCTCTAATTTCCTCCATCATCTCTGCAATTCTAATCTGTAGCTTCTTTGCACCTTCAACGTCAAACTTCCACCCTGTTAGCTCCTGACAAGACATAAGGTAGAAAGACTTCTGACCAGCTTTAAAGAAAGCAGGCCATTCGCTAAAATTCCAAGAAGTATAAATTTCGATCCACTCCTTGACAAGATGGATGAAAGTTAATTTACCAACAAGGGTATCTCGCTGGCAATAAGTATCCATCAAAGGGTGATGCTGCAGGAACTCAGAACCTTCAGGAGAGTCTGCGTCGAGAGCCCCAATCTTGATCAGCTCTTCACGTAGGTCGATCTTTGGAAACCCAAGGACATTACCAAAATATTCAATTGAGTGCTTCTCACGGTCAGGGTTTAGGAACATTGAAAGATAGAATGTATCTACAAAATTCACTGGAACATCTTCAATATTGTCTGGACCCACTTCAAATTCCAACCCCATGACAAAGAACATAACAAAGATGTCATATCCAAGGCCGTTGTGGAAAGAGATATTTGGAGTGTCGTACCCTGACAACCACTCTAAAAACTTCTGTTTAGCTTGAGGGTCTTTGAAGGGGTTGAGCCTTAGCTTGCGGTCAGTGTCCAAGTCCTCAAGGCACATGGTCCAGACTTGAGTAGATTCAAACACAAAACCATTGGCTTCAATGTCTACAGAAAAACCATTGTACTTCATACGCCTCCAATAAAAAAAATCACCAAGGTGTATCTTACAACAACCCTGATGATGTGTCAATGTTTAAAAATCTTTTGGACCATTCTCTGCAAGGTAGTCTTCCAAATCATAAAGCCTATGTTGAGCGTTATCATAGTAGTACTTACCAGCAATACCTGTCTTACCTGTCCAGCGAATCTTAGTAGCCTTCATCGTAGTAATATTCCTTTCGAATTCGTCCTCTGATTCCTTGTTTCGACTAAACATTAGATTACAAGCTGCGCTCTTATAAAGATCACCTGAACCCATTAGGTCTTCTTCGTGCAAGTCTGCACCTGTACTGCCCGCCTTCTGACCGTTACCTGTTTTTCTAGTATGGCATACGTTCAGGAAAGTACACATATGCGACTTTACCATACCCTTTTGCCAAGTCATGAAGTTAGCTTGTTCTTCAAGTGGTAGTGAAGAAAGTACGTCGTGTACGGGATCAAGAAAAATAACCTTACACCCACAGGAGATAATAAGATTTTCAATTGCAGCTTGGATATCCGTGGCTCCACCGTCCCGATCATCTACTAAGTAGAACCTAGGCTGACCATCCTCCGTATTGAATAATTCATACTCTTTTTGCTTAATCTCTTCTTCTTCCATCTTCTCAAAAGCTGCTTCAGGACCAAGTAGCTCTAACTTATTAGAAATATGCCGAGATAGAAGTTTAATGCCGTATTGCCCTACCGTGCTCTCAAGAGTTACTACACCAACTTTATGTGGAGAATTAAAGATCATGTAGTAAAGAATCTCATCACAGATTGTACTCTTGCCTGTCCCTGAAGCTGATCCTAAGTTAACAATACGTCCTAGTGGAATTCCTCCCCCCATCATAGCTTGTAAACGATGCATAAAAGGTGGGAGTGGCACACGAGCAATCTGAATTTCTTCTCGCATAGCTTTTGAGATTTCATTACTAGCTACTACCCCAGTAGGGACATAATTCTTAGCTGCATAAAAATCCTGT